TATTTTGCAATAATTTTTGATTGCTGTTTTGCAAAAACAAAATGTTCTTGAGCAAAAAAGTCACCGCCATGGATAGAGGCTCTGCACCCTTGTCCTACAGCTGGATTAGTTACAGTGTTAGTTGCTTGAACAGTTAGAGTAAATGCTGAGCTTGTCAACTCTTCTCCAGCTGCAACTCTGACAGGAGAAGCTCCACTTGTGCCGCTTGACGTGTTTGTATATGCAATATAAAGAGTAGCAGGATCAGATCCTACAGCTGGCACAACTTCTATAACTCTAAATGCAATAGCGCTTGCAGATGTAAACTCAACACCTACTAATGTTGATATATCGGAAGGTAGTTGATTTGAAGATGTATCCAATTTTACAAATTCATATTCTGTATTAACAGTTATTCCACCTGGATTAATTGAAGCTCCTTCTTTAAAGAGATGTCTACCTAGTCGTCCAATCTCTTTTTGCATAATAGTTTGCAACTGAGTAAGCTCACGAGCCTGCAATGCACGGCCACTATTAAATAGAATCCTGTGGAAGTTGTCGCTGTCTTTAAAATCATCTCTGTAAGTAGATGAGAATATTTCGGATGTAAATGCTTTTACCATATTAGTCTTCCATTAAAGTTGGATAATAATTTTTATATCTTCTGTTTGATCTGCTGATCTTTGTATTGCTGCTCTATTATCTATATACATTACTTCACCTGTAGATATATCTACATCACCGTTTATATACGCAAAAGAATCACCATCTACACCAGATGCATCTAGAGTACCAGCTCCTGATCCATCAGTTTCAGATATAACTTCACCTTCTACAAACGGTTCAAATTTAGTATCTGAATCTTGGATGTACCAAACTTCATCTGAGTCTGATTTAACTACATAAGCATTAGCTAATGATGTAGAGCCAAGAATAGTTTTATCTGCTGAGAAACTTGAACTGATATTTGAGAACTTCATACGTCTTAATGCATTACCAGTAACTCCTGTATACAAAGCATCTGAGTCTGGTATTTCTATATTTTTAACAAGTGTAACTTGTCTAAAGTCATTTCCAATTACCCAGTTAGATCCTTCATCACCAGCTGGTTTAGCTGTAAACATCATTGCTGTTGCTTTAAGATCGTCTCTTGGATCAGCTCCAAAACCAGCTGCAGGTCCTATAATAGGTCTTGCTACTGCTCCTGATCCATTACCGCCAGTAATTTTTACATAGGCTTGTGTAAAGTTTCTACCGTGAGCTTTATTACCATCAGAATCTTTTACATTAATTTTTGTTACAGCACCACCGCTAATAGTAGCGGTAGCATTTGCAGCTACTCCGTTACCTATAACTTCAACTGTAGGTACTGTTGTATATCCAGATCCCCCTGAAGTAACTTGATAGCCTACCACTTCGCCACCTGTAGCCGCGTTTTGAATACCCACCTGCTCAACATGATCTGCAGCATCATCAGAGTCAAATGGCCCAAAAACAGTTACTGGCATAAAGTTAGCAGACAAAAACTGTGATGCTCTCAAAGCACCAACTGAGTATAAGAACTTCCACACATACCCATCAGCAGTTTCGAATGCTGTAGTAAGAGTACCGGTAGGCTTAACTGTTGATGTAACTGATTGACCTAAAGCTGTTTGACCCGCTTCAAGACAAACATATATGTTATTCTCATCTGTGATAACATAGAAACTATTTGTTGGATGTCCTACTGAGTTATCATTATAAGCTTGATAGATAGCTCCTAATGACCATGAGTATCTAGGGATAACAAATGAATGTGCTTCAACATTCTTAATAGCAGTCATATTATATTGAGCATCACGTATTGTTCGAATAGCATTAGTAGGAGTTGGAGCAGTATCATTACTATTCCAATCAATAGGTCTACCTACAGAGACATAATAATTGTTAGCTGCGCTATCAATATCTTTTTGAAGGTTTAAAAGAATCTCTTTTTTGAATCTATCTGTAATAATTGCTGGCATGTTATATCTCTTATGCTGTTATATAGTATAGTGCGTCAGTGTCACTTGATGTGTACAGTTTAGGCATCATTAACATCCACCCATCTGTATTATCAATCCACACACAGTTTACTATACCTTTTTGTTTTACTGTAAAGCTAGTACCGTTAAAGAATGTTGTAGGAGTCACGGTAACAGCTCCTGCAGCTCTATTAACAAATGTTTTTGTTTGTCCTACTTCAGTACCATCAGCTAACGTAGATGTAGATGTAGTACCTAAGTTAAATATAGACATTGTTCGTGCTAAACTAATAGCTTGAGCATTAGCGTTAACAGTCTCTGATTTATATGTTACACCTGTCTGTATTTCTACTAGACCTGTACCAGTACCTGACAATCCTAAACTAACATTAGTGTCTGTACCTACAGCTGCGACTTGAGGAACACCTGTTGTTGCAGCGTTACTAATCTGAATCTCATTTACAGCAGAGGCTGTAGGAGTCAATCTAATTATTTCTGCACTATTAACATCATTGATTGCCGTTGTAATATTAGGAGTTACAATGCTTGGAGATGTTAATGTTTTATTTGTTAACGTCTGAGTATGAGCGTTAAATGTAAACTCATCGTTTGTTGTAAGTAACGGTAATGTAATTGTTCTATCTGCAGCTAACTCACTTACACCTACTAAGTACTGATGATCAGCTGACGTATCATTAATCTGAGGTGAAGTTAAAACCGGCACTGTTAATGTTTTATTAACAAGTGTTTGAGTACCACCTACAAGAGCAAGAGTACCACTTTCATCAGGAAGGTTAAGTGATACTGCAGCAGATCCTTCTATGAAACCTAATGTAGTGTCATATGTAAGACCTTTGTAGATTAAACCGTTATCTGATAAAGACATCTTTGTAGTAACTTGAGCACTATCACCACCTAGAAGCTGGTATAGTTCTATAAAGTTATCATTGATTTTACCAGCTGATGCACGTAATGTATCACCTGTACCATCATTGGCTGTAGTGCCTCTATTAATGTTCTGTCTTGCCATTGCTAAGTCCGTATCTGTGGTTAGTTTTATTTATAATGGTTATTATGCTGAATCTGAATCATAGTAAGTATATTTAACTTCATCCATAGTATCGAATATTGCTCTATCTTGAGAGAAGTCAGCAACGTTAGTTGAAGAATCACCATCCATACTTGGTGAGCTAGTACCAACAAGTTCGCTAATAGATCTGTAGTTCTGGTTAAGCTCATCGATAGAGATATTCTGTATCTCTTCTACTGAACCTGGTAGATCTATTCTTAGTTTGCCGTATGTTCCTCTACCATCTGAATCTACTTCACCTGTTAAGTCTGTTACCAGTAGTCCAGCACCTAGTGATGCTTCACCTTGTACAACAGGATCAACATTAATAACTTCGAAGTCTGGCATAATACCAAAGTTAAAGCTTCCTGTTGCTTCTAGAAGTACCTGACCTCCAAAATACATACCAGCAGGATGTACAAACAGCTTGTAAGCTTCTCTCCATCTCTCTACAGGAATATCAGCTTTTATTAGGATAGCAAACACTTGGTATAGTTTATCATCTGTTAAAAACTTCTGGGAGTCAAATCCAATTCTAGAGTCATCTTCTCCTACCATAAACCTATCTTCTTTAGTGTATCTTACATCAGGGGTAATACCAAAGAATGTTCTAAAGAACTGCTGTATAGAATATAGAGTACCTTTTGATCTGTAAAGGTTGTTAGAGAATTTAGCAGCTGCTCTTTTATTTGTAAATCCTTCAAAGTAAGATTGACCTAGAAGTAGCTCATCTTCAATAAAAGATAACAGAGATAAATCATTAGCTGTGATATCTCTTGCTGTAATAATATCGTGTACTAATCTAGCAGGAGACTGATCTGAGTCTTCAAATTGATTATACGCTTCAAGTAACTTAATTAGTTTAGGATAATCAGCTTTAAAGTAGTCTGGAAGGACCTGCTCTACAGCATGATGATCAGTAAACCTATAATCTCTACGTAGGTTATCTTTTAGTGTATAATCTCTAGGCATTTTATACTGACTCTACTATAACTGCTGATGCAAAGGATGGATCTTCATCAAATTGAAGTATATCTTCTCTCTGAGGAGCTATAGCACTCTGATTGGCAGGAGTAGCACTTATCTTAACATAATTAACTCCTCCTACAATACTGCTAGGTTTAAAGCCTACAAGAGATAAAACACCAGTCGCTGCATCAAAGCTACCTACATTATCTACAATGGTAGTTAAACCATCTAGTGTGACGATTTGAAGTTTATTACTGTTTAGTTTATTTCGTATTTTACCAGATCTATTATCAATATTAAAAGGTGTACTATCCACAATATAGTTTATATCATCTGCAGGTGCTATAGATGTCGGATATCTTAAAGTAAAATCATTCTGAGCATCTAATCGAGGAACCACCCTTTGCTGCATCTTTACTTCCATACGAGAAGAAAGCACTGCTGGAGATACTTCATCAATAAGAGTAAGAATATTAGATCGTCTATAAGCTTGACCAAACTTACCTGTATTAGTATTAAAGTAATCTCTTACTATAGTATTGACATTATCAGTAATACTGTTTAGAGATAGAGTAGTAAGTTTAGGGTTAAACTGGAAGAATGTATTTGTTTCAATGAATGTGGTAATAGGATTCAAATATCTTAATCTAAACGATACTACAGATAACTGATCTACTAATTCTTGAATACTATTCTTTGTAGCTGTTTGAGTAGAAAGAGGTACATCATCTTCAAATACAATAGACATATACACAGCACCAAATTCTGGTTTAAGAGCATCTTCTCCTCCAAACGACTTAATATCTTTAATAAGAGTAGAGAAGTTTCTTAGTACTAAAGATGAGTAGTCATCTGCTGTAACCATTCTATTCTGAGTAGCATATTGAAATGGAGCATTTGTTCTAATAGACTGATTAGTTTCTTTTATATCTCCACCAAGAGAGTTAGTAACAGTCTGAGCAGTGATAGTGTACCCTGTACCACCTACATTAACTTGAGATATAGGAGTAAATAAAGCACCATCATTAGCAGCTGGACCTTGTACAGAGAGATAATCAACTTCTATTTTATATCCAGCCTTTGGAGTCACACCAAATGTA